TAATAATCCCATTCAATTCGTCCCTTCTGAAATAGAAAATTAAGACGGTCCAATTCTTTTCTTAACTTATCGGGGGACTGCTTTTTCTTTTGCTTCTCTTTCTCTTTTTCGATTTTCTCGCACTTTACTTTATAATTCTTGTATTCATTCTCTAAGTTATCAAGCAAATAATTTTCGACGATGTTCTGGCTCAATCTGTGCCTGTAAGAACATATGTGATCGATCATAGCTCTGTTACATCGGTAATAGCAGTAAGTTCTTTTGGCACCAGTTTTCCTGTTGATGATGGATGAACACCCGGTACCGCATAGCAATTGACCACACACGGGACATCGAATCATTCCTGCAAACAGATAGATGCGGCCGGAAGGCGTAGCTTTAACATTTCGTTTTTGTATCTTCTGCAATTTGTTCCACTCATCTTCAGTAAGATATGCAGGGCAGTAAGGGAATCCTCGGTAGGTGCCCTTGTAGAATTCACTGGAAAGAAGCGTCCTCATGATTCCGAAACTAAAATCAGGATCATAGGTTTCTTGTATGTATCTGAGCGTAGCGCACTTATTTTGATGCTTGAAGAAATATTTATAAAATGCATCCACGACATGTTCTCGATCAGGATCCTTAACCATGCGCTTCTGTCCATCAACGATACCTGACTTATAGCCATATCCCATATTTGCATCGCCAAAAATTAATTTACCGCTTCTGATCGATGATTCATTTACAAATTTGATACGCTCACTGGTGGTATCGACTTCGTTCTGGCCAATCGACAGAACCACATTAAGCTGCAGCCTCCCATCTCTGGTTTCCATATTAATGCCTGGTTCACTGGTACTGATCCAGCGGACGTTGTGACTGTCAAGAATATCCTGCACCTTATAGAAATCAGATAGATTACGGAACCATCTATCAATACGCCAGAAGATAATAACATCGATTTTCCCGGCTTCTACGTCTTGCAGTAGAGAATGTATAGCCTTACGCTTTTTTAGCTCTTTACGGGCAGTTTTTCCCTCATCAGCATATACACCAACGATAGCCATATTGTGTTCTCGGGCATAATTGGTAAGATATTCTTTTTGTGCTTCAAGCGATTTGCCGTGCATCATTTGTTCGGTAGTGGATACACGGATATAGATTGCACAGCGTTCAACTTTAGTTGTCATATCATATCACCTTTCCTTTTTTATGTTACGCAAAAATGGGTACAAAAATAACACCTATACGGTGCCGGATTTTTGTGATACAATAATCTTTGTGAGGAGAGTACTGTATCGAGCGAATCCTTCGCCGTATATATTACTCGGGATTTTCCCTGGTGTTTGGTAGACACCGGGGAATTTTTATTCGTTATTTTTCTTGATTGTCTTTTCGCTTTTTGACAAGTGCTACTATTGCTAAAATTACGCAAATCAAACACCAACTAGCCCATACGTTTAAATCTGCATAGCTTCCGGCAAGGGCAAATCCAAGTAAAGCACCTATTCCGTATAATACAATAATAGCGATGTTTCCACCTTTACCTCCATTGCGTGTTGCAATAGAAACGATTCCTCCGGCAAGGAGTAGGAGTGCTACGACAATTCCAGCGGATCCACCAGCTTCTCCATTTGCTTCAAGTGTGTTACTGATTCCAGCAGCACATGACTGGAAACTGACAAAAACAAATAAAATGATTGACAGTATTCCTGATACGAGTTTCCATGTTTTCATAAGTTTTCCTTCTTTCTTATATGATTTTTTCAGAATGTATTTATTCAATCAGATATCTCCGCCATATAAATACTTTCGTATCAAGAGGGCAGTGTATTTATGGTTAGAGATACTGAATTGACCATTATAATTTCTTGAATTCCATTATCTTTTCATCATATCCAAGCATTCGTGCAATCTGTGAACTGTTCATTTCTGCATTCTCATAGATCAGGTCGTCCGGTATCAGCAATTCTGCTGTAAAGGTATTCGCTTCAATTTCCATCTTAGAAGTTAACAGAAGGGTTTTGTTTCTGATAAAATAGCAATTTTCTTTTCTGTGCATAATTGAGTGCGCCAATTCATGAGCCATTACAAGGATTCTTTCATGCTCTTCTAAATCTTCATTTAGGAAGATACACTTGTGATTCTTCAAGAACATATAGCAACCAGCACGACTTCCGAGTGGCCCGGTCTGCACTTCTACATTCAGATACTCAGCAAGCTTAAATGGATCTCTGGTTTCAAATTTTTTGATATAGTAAGCAACTAAGCGCTTAATATCATGTGTTTTCAATTGCAACACCTACTTTTTGTTCTTATTAGGATTGTATTTTTCCTTATTGATAGGTTTCAATCGGCGCATCATCAGTTCGATCTGTCCAAGGAGCAGTTCGGCATCTTCTTCCGGAATTGGTTCTCCGTCATAAGAAAGAGGACCGTCCGAACCGTTTAACAATTTGTTACGGATGTTTTCCATATCTTTTGCGATATCCCGTTCATCTTTTGCTGTGAGCTCATGCGGATCATCGTTCTTTTCTTCACCCGTAAAGTATTCAACTGTAACTCCGAAATAATCGGCTATTTTCTGCAACTTTTCACGTTTAGGTGTGTATTTGCCTTGTTTCCAGCTTGTTAGGGTAGCAGTTGTTACCCCTGTTTCCTTAGAAACTCTATAGGCAGTTATCCCTTTTTTCTCACATAGCTTTTCAAATATTTCATACGCAGTGAGTTTTTGAGTTTCTTCCACCTTAGGTGATTTTGCAGTTTCAGATAAAAAATAGGTAAGAGGGACACCAAAATAATCAGCTATTTTTTGTAATTTATCGGGTTTTGGTGTACTGATTCCACGCTTCCAATCGCTCAGAGTAGATTGAGATACTCCTGTTTCTTTGCTTACTTTATACGGAGTTACACCGTATTTCTGTAGTAATTTACTAAAAATCTCATACATAATATGTTCACCTTTCACAAAGATAAGCAATACTAAAGAAAACCGTTAAAAACAGATTGACTAAAACGGATAACCGTAGTATAGTATGAGCATACACAAGAAAACCGGCGCAATGGTTGAAGTGTATGCTACGGAAATATGATTGCTTTCTGTTCATAACCGAAGTATATCACATTTCCGTAGTATCTGCAATAGCATTAAGAAGATAAGGAGGTGTGAGTTTTGTACGAAAAATTTGCCGAGTTATTAGTTAAATATAACAAAACGGCTTATCAAGTATCTAAAGAAACAGGAATCGCCCAATCGGTTTTGTCGGATTGGAAAAACGGGAGAAGCAAGCCGAAAGCTGACAAGTTAAAAAAAGTAGCAGATTACTTCGGCGTAACCGTGGACTATTTTCTGGAAAAGTAAGGAGGGATGAAATGAGTAAGATGAAAGATAACTTTGAGATTGCGGCGGGTGAGCTGATTACAGCAGAAAATGAAGATTCATGATTGACACAGTAGTGATAGGAATTGTGTTAATCATGAACATCATTTCTGTGCTTTGCTATTGCAAGGAAAAGAAATACGTTGGTCTTATATTAAAGGCACTGGTAGATGGCATTTCTTTAATATACCTTTGTACTCGATAAGAATTTGCCTTGATAGCTTACTAAAAATGTTATCTAGTTTTTGTGAACTTTCCTCTAATAAATATTCGGGATTATTATTTTCGGCTTCTAGTAAGTCGAGGTAAGCAGAATAAAAATCGGAATACATAGCCTGAGAAAGTGGCTCCATAAGATATATGTTTTGCGTCATTAAATCGAAAAATATGGAGCGTGCTTCAAAACTCATGGCACTTAACCGATTTTGTGGGAATAGCCCGGCACAATACTTTTGATAGAATGGCATGTAAAATTTTGAAAGCTGTTCTCTTCGGATTTCATATTTTTTATTTGAGGTTTCTTTTACAGAATTAAGATATACCAGTGTAAATGATCCAATGACAGAGATTGCAGCAACAATAATTGTACTGTCCATAAGCATCTCCTTTCTTTAGTACTCGGCATGGCAGTGCCTGTAAGGAAAGTATAGGAGAAATAGGAAATTATTACAAGAGGAGATGATGATATGGATTCAAAAGAATATAAGGAAACGATGAAGAAAATTGAAGAAGCTAAAAAAATGAATAAAGAAGCACACAAGCTAAGCCTTCAGGCGGAGGCTTTATCGGTAATCGCTTTGGTGATAAATTTTATAGCTATGCTTATTCATATAATTAAGTAATCGCCTGAACGACTATAGCAACGATGCTAAGTACGATGGAAATCACGGCAACAATTTTGGAGAAAAGAGCTTCTCGTTTTGCGGATTTAGCTTCTTCTTCGGCACGCTCAGCAGCTTTCTTTGCAAGTTCAGCTTGCTCTTTAGAAGCTTCAGCCTGTTTTTCTGCACTATCAGCAATTGACTGAAGAGTTTCGAGTTGCGCTTCGAAAGGTGATTTTACATCATCAGCCATTTGTTTGAAGATAGATTTTTCATAAGTAATAGGTTGATAACTTAATGCGAGGGATTGGGGTTCATGCTGCTTGGAAAGAACTTGATAGACATCAGTCATTTTTTTGAAATTATCATTACTCATCATAAGGACCTCCGATTATTAGCTGTTGAAAAGATTATAGCACAGAAATCAAACAAGGTTAAAAGCAAATAGCCGAAACGGTCAGAAATGACCGTCACACCGGGAATGACCGCCCGGTGTCTGATGATGGCAGGTCAGGAAGGAAGTGGAAAACATGAGTGAAGAACAGAAGAAGTTGATCACTGAGGTGGTTGGAAACATGAAGCATATGGACAAAGAAAGTTTGCTGCTGATGAAAAGCAATGCAGAGGTTCTCAAAGCCAGAGACTTGATGGATAAACCGGAGGTAACTGCGGGGACAGAGAAAGAAGGTAATTAAAATGAACGAATTATTAAAAATTAATTATGAAGCAGAACAGCCAACGGTATCGGCAAGAGATTTGCATGAAGCTCTTGGAGTGGCATCAAGATTCAGCCGATGGTTCGATTCCAACAAAGAGTTGTTTGTAGAGGGTGAAGATTATAACAAGTGTACATCGAGTACGGTTGTAAATAACGGTGCAAGAAGAGAACTTGAAGACTATTCAATGTCTGTACTAATGGCGAAACACATTTGTTTAATGAGCCGAACCGAAAAAGGAAAAAGATGTAGAGATTATCTTATTGACATTGAGAAAGCCTGGAACACACCGGAGCAGATCATGGCAAGAGCCTTAAAGATGGCGAACCGTTCGATCGAGTCTTTGAAAGGCAGATGTAAATTCCTTGGTGAGCAGGTAGTTGAGCAACAGCAGATTATCACAGAACTGCAACCCAAAGCCAATTATGTGGATATGATTCTACAGTCAAAGTCGTTGGTAACTATTACGCAGATCGCAAAAGACTATGGAATGAGCGGAAGAAAACTGAACAAGATTCTTAAAGAATTGAAGATTCAGTATAAGGTCGGCGGGCAGTGGGTGCTGTACTCAAAATATCAGAATGGTGGATATGTGCATAGCCGGACCATTGATATTACAAGAACTGATGGCAGAGCAGATGTCACGATGCAGACAGAATGGACACAGAAAGGCAGACTTTTCTTATATGAGGAACTGAAAAAGCACGGATATGTTCCGGTGATTGAACAGGCTGCGTGATGATTACTTATTTGCAACAGATGATTCAGGTTCAGAGAAAGGAGAATGATGGAATGGTTAGAGCGGATGGTCCTAAAAGTGTAAGGGTAATCAGTGTGATCGAAGTAAAAGCAAATAGAGGTCTTGGAATAGAAAAAGACCCAGTACGTGTGGTAACTCAGTACTGGGATATGAAGGGAAATCTTCTTGCTGAAAGAGATCCAGACCCGCAATTGCTTTCCGATCAGGTTATATGGGAGTCAAAGCGATTGCAGAATATTATTGAGAACCACTCAAAAAATGACAGGAACGTGATGTCACGTGACGGTCACGCAACAGAATAAGAATAAGATAAAGAATAGAAGTACTATATAGTGCCTTTTATTCCATCTGTTTTCAGCAACAAGTACAAACAGTGATGCATAAACATAACCAAGGAGATAGAAAGCAGGTGGCGAGTATGAAACCGGATATGGAAAAAATCATTGAGGTGTTGATATCTCTTCTGGAAGAACAGGAAAAGGTGGAAATCACCTACACTATTGAGAAAACCGCTTAGGCGGTAGAAAGGAGTGGACAAGCAGTATGAACTTAAAACCGGAAACACCACTGGTGGCGAAGCTGCAGATCAAGCGCCTGGAAGATGAATGTGAAAATTTAAGACTGTGGCGTTGGAGATTAACTATTGCGATAGAGCTGATACTGATCACGGTATTAGGAGCGTGTGTGATCAACTTTTATGCAATCAGGTGAAGGGGGTGAGGACATTGCAAGAAATTAAAAAAGAGCACCCGTATAAGCCGGCAAGCTTCGGGCACTCAGATAAAAAACCAATTCAATTATAACAGAAAAAGGAGAAAAAACAAATGCGTAACGAAAAGAAATATGAATTAACATTATCCGATCTGCAGGTATACATAGGAATCGCATCATTTGAAGCACTTCCAAAAGATGCAACACCAGAAGTTGTGGATATGTATAACACAGTAGCTGCACGTATTTATGACAAAATCGCTAAACATTTGGATGGTTCAGATCCATTCCCAACGGACGAGTTAATTTATGCAAAAAAAATAAATAATTTTGTTGATGAGCTTGGAGAAGCTTGCGAACAGATTCTTCGAGCTGTAATGGAGTAATTGCTATGAGCGATATTTTTACAATTCATGATTTTGAAAATGAACAGCAGTGGCTGAAAGGCAGAATGAACGGGATCGGCGGCAGTGATGCGAGCGTGACCATTGGCAGAAATCCATATAAAAGCAATGTTGAGTTGTATGAAGAAAAGATTGGTAAGGCAGTACCAGAAGATATATCGGACAAGCCTTGTGTGATCTATGGGAATAAAGCAGAAGAACCGATTCGCGAGCTGTTCCAGGCTGATCATCCTGAGTATAAGGTTGATTACCATGAATTTCGGATTCTGCAGAGCAAGAAATACCCATTCATGCAAGCATCCTTGGACGGTGAGTTGACTGATCAGGATGGACGCAAGGGTATTTTGGAGATCAAGACAAGCAGCATCAATCAATCCATGCAGTATGCGAAATGGAAAGATCAGATTCCTGATAACTATTATGCTCAGATTCTTCATTATTTGCTGGTAACCGGTTGGGACTTTGTAGTATTGAGAGCTCGGCTACGGTGCGACTGGTGGGATGATGTTGCCAGAGAAAGAGATTATCGCATCGACAGATGCAATGTAGAAGCTGATCTTGAGTATCTACTGGAAGCAGAGATGAGATTTTGGAAGTGTGTGGAAAATCGGAAGATGCCAGGTTGCATTCTTCCAGAAATATAGGAGGTATTTTAATATGCTTGAGTTAAGAATCATTAGTCCACAGGAGAACGGGTTTGTTCAGGAAATTGAGTGGAACAACGAAGAATTGAAAACAGCAATTGCCAAGAAGATGGAAGACTATAAAGGGCTGGTCTTTACAGAGGAAACAATTGCAGATGGTAAGAAAGACAGAGCTGATCTGAACAAACTCCGTGGAGCAATTGATAATGAGCGGAAACGTATCAAAAAGATGTGCATGGAGCCATATGACAAATTTGAAAAAGAAGTCAAAGAAGTTCTTGGACTGGTTGATGAACAGATTAATGCAATTGATGTTCAGATCAAAGAAGTCGAGCGGATCAAGAGAGAGGAAAAGAGAAAGACGGTTCAGGAACTGTTTGAATCTATCGGCTTCCAGAAGTTTGTGACACTTGAGATGATCTGGGATGAGAAGTGGTTGAATACATCGGTATCACTGTCAAAAGTAGAAAATCAGATGAAAGAGACTATGTATAGAATCGGTGAAGATGTTGGAACAATCAGCGGATTACCAGAATTTAGTTTTGAAGCCATGGAAGTGTATAAGAAGACACTGAACCTGTCTCAAGCGATTCAGAAAGGTCAGGAGCTTGCAGACATCCAGAAGCGAAAGGAAGAAGCTGAGCGCTTGAAGAAAGAACAAGAAGTTGCACAGGAAAATGTTGCAGCAAATCAGCCAGAACCAGCAGAAACAACAACAGCAGTGTCTGAGAAAGAACCACAGCGCAATTGGATTGGCTTTAGAGCGTACCTATCAGTAGAGGATGCTTTAGCACTCAAGAAATTCTTTGAGGATAGACAGATTAAATTTGAAGCAATTTAGGAAGGAGATTATGACAATGGCAGTTAATAACAGTTTAGCAAACACAAAACAGGCACATCCGGGACAGCCGGCAAAAACAGGAATTACAACATTTTTAAACAGCATGGCGGTGGCTGCAAACATTGATCAGGCACTTGGAAAAGATAACAGGCAGCGTTTTATTACAGGTGTGATTTCGGCAGTGAATAATAATGCAGCGCTTCAGGAATGCACCAATAAATCGATTCTTTCCGGTGCATTGCTTGGGGAATCATTGAAGCTTTCACCATCACCACAGCTTGGTCATTATTACCTGGTTCCGTTCAAGGACAAGGAACAGGGGAAGGTAGCACAGTTCCAGCTCGGATACAAGGGATATATACAGCTTGCAATTCGTTCTGGACAGTATAAAAAACTGAATGTTCTGGCAGTAAAAGAAGGTGAGTTGGAATATTTTGATCCTCTGAATGAGGAAATTAAAATCAATCTGATGGTTGATAAATGGGATGAGAGAGAAGAAGCACCGACCATTGGATATTATGCAATGTTTGAGTTGACCAATGGATTCAAGAAAGCGATTTACTGGTCAAAGAAGCAGATGATGGCTCATGCGGACAAGTATTCACCGGCGTTTTCAAAAAATGCGACACAGATCAAGACAAAATATGGAACATATAAAGAAAAGGTGTCTTTTGAAGACTATGAAGCTGGGAAATACGATCCGAAAGATTCCTGGATGTATTCTTCATTCTGGTATAAGAACTTTGACGGAATGGCCTATAAGACTATGCTGAGACAGTTGATCAGTAAATGGGGAATCATGAGCATTGACCTTCAGAACGCATTTGAGAATGATATGACCTTTACAGATGATCAGGGAAAGGTTAACTACCCAGATCAGGACACAGAACCGGTTATGGATGTGGAAGTATCAGAAGTTGTTCCGGATAATCAGCCGGCTTCAGAAACGGCTCAGCCACAGCAGACGGATGTAGCATCGGCGTTATTCGGATAGAGAAAGGGATAGGTGACAGATATGAACAAAATTAATTTACAGGAAATCGTAGGCGGTCAGCTTCAGGCAAAGTTTGAACGTTCATTTGAGAAGGTTATTGAAAATCTTCAGGATCCAAATACATCATTCAAAGTGAAAAGAGGAATCACGATCAAGCTTGATTTTACACAGAACGAAGACCGTGACGATGTATCGGTATCAGTGATGATTTCTGAAAAACTTGCACCACAGCAGGATATGAATACCAAGTCCTATATTGGTAAGGACCTTAAGACAGAAGAAGTATTTGCTGAAGAATACGGGAAACAGGTTCGTGGTCAGATGAATTTCAATGATGTACTTGAGAAAGAGCAGAAAGCTCAGGAACAGATTATTGATGGAAAAACGGTGGATACAGAAACCGGAGAAATTAAAGAAAGTAACAATGATGATAAAATTTATGATTTTAGAAAGGCTGCTGCGCAGTAAGCAGAAAGGTGAAAGATTATGTTAAGAGAAGCATTAGAGTACATTGTAGGACTTGGAGAGTCAAAGCAGCATGAGATTAATGGAAGTATATATTCGGACAAAGAATTATACAGGGTTGATACATATTTTCCAAAAGCTTTAGCCATTGAACTGAATACACTGACAGGATTAGTCGATTACATCAAAAGCAGTATTGATGAAATGCCAGGAAAAATGATTGTAGATGTAAAGGATCCTGAAACAGTAAGATTGTATTCGCAGCTTGATCCTAACCGTGATCGTGAAACGTTGGTTATCGTGAGAGCGAGAGTTCCTGAATTTTATTTTAACCGTTTTATTAATCAGGAAGAGTTTTGCATCAATATGCAGTCTAAGTTTATCGATGATACGGCGACTGATAGAGCGTTACTGTTAAAGTTTGCTGGAACCGTAGAGTCTGGAACATTGGCTGAGTATGGCGATGATGGTGTGACACAGAAAGCAACAGTCAAAACGGGTATTGCATCCAAGGGGGATGCAATTGTTCCAAATCCGGTAAAACTGAAACCGTATAGAACGTTCCTTGAAGTAGATCAGCCGGTATCAGAATTCATTTTTAGAATGAAACAGGACAAGTATGATGGTGTTTTATGTGCCCTTTTCGAAGCTGATGGTGGAGCATGGAAGATGGAAGCAACAGAGCGCATTAAAAAATATTTAGAGTCCGAGCTTAAAGCGTATAGCAATTTTACGGTTATTTCGTAATTAAGATATCCCTGCTGGTAGGCGGTTAGACAAGCGATTCTTGAACAAAAAGAAAGGAGCAGAAGATTTACTGGCCAGTATGAAAGGATCCTTTGCTTCAAAAAATAAGAATGAAAAACGGAGTAAGTAAGGTTTATACAGACAGACCGGATTATGCAGATTTTGATTCACCGGCAAAATTTGAGGCAATCAAGAGTATTATCGCGAAGAGATTAATAGAACATCCGGATGCCATATGCTCATATTCGGGCGGATCAGACAGTGATATCATGCTTGACCTGATTGAACGGACCAGAGCAATGTTCGAGTTACCGCCAATCAAATATGTATTTTTTAATACAGGATTGGAAATGAAAGCAACAAGAGATCATGTAAAGCACGTTGCTGAAAAGTACGGCGTAGAAATTGAGGAGAGAAGACCAGAGATCAACATCGTCCGGGCAACCAGAAAATATGGAATTCCATTCGTATCGAAAATTATGTCAGGAGGTTTGTCCGAATGGCAAAAGAAAGGAGTCCCTTTATCTATAGCAGATGAATATGATCAGGCAGAAGATAAGGCGGCGAAAAGAAAAGAGTTAAAAGAAAGATATCCTAAATGTGAGAGTCTGATTAATTTTCTTTGCTGCTGTAATTCGGCTGGGGAACCAAGACCAAACATTCAGCTCGTAATCAATTCATCAAAATACATGCGGGATTTCATCAAGAAGTACCCGCCAGAATTTATGATAAGTGCAAGATGCTGTGATTATTGCAAAAAGCAAATCGCTCATAAAGTTCAGAAAGATTATGACATGATTATAACGGGAGAGCGTAGAGATGAAGGCGGAATGAGATCGGTTCCCAGAAAAGACAACACGGCTCTTTGTTTCACGGAAACGGCAGATGGACATTATCGGCTAAGACCGCTCTATTATGTATCTGATAAAGATAAAGCATGGTACAAAGAGTATTACAAAATAAAATATTCGGATGCATATGAAGTATATGGATTAACCAGAACGGGATGCTGCGGCTGCCCGATATCGTATAAGGCAGTAGAAGATCTTGAAAAGATCCGAAAGTATGAGCCGAATGTAGTAAAGGCAGCATGGAATATTTTCGGCAAGAGTTATAAGTATCGAATGAAATATAACGAATACAAGAAGAAAAGAATGGAAGAAGAAAAAAGAAAGGCTGAAAATGTTGAGGGACAAATGACGATATTTGATATTTTAGAACCAATTCCACAGGAGGGAAAGAAGATAGATGAATAAAGTAATTTTGATTGGGCGTCTATGTGCTGATCCTGATGTGAGATATTCACAGGGCGAAAATAGTATGGCGGTTGCAAGATACCGCCTTGCAGTAGATAGAAGATATAAGCGAGAAGACGAGCAGAATGTTGATTTTATCAGTTGTGTAGCATTTGGTAAGAACGGTGAATTTGCTGAAAAATATCTACATAAGGGAATAAAAATTGCTGTGTGCGGACGTATTCAGACAGGAAGCTATACCAATAAAGATGGACAGAAAGTATATACAACGGACGTTGTCGTTGAAGAACATGATTTCTGTGAAAGTAAAGGAACTGCTGCCGGCACAACAGAAGAAGCAGCGTCTCCGTATGGACCAGTGGATGAAAATGGATTTATGAATGTTCCAGATGGTATAAGCGAGGAACTTCCGTTTAATTAGGAGCAGTGGAGAAGATGAATGTACTTGAAAAGTATGAACAAGAGAGGAAATGTCTTCTGTGTTCGCACCATGTTACACTGCCAGGAAGAACACGGAACATTCATTTCTGCGGAGTGAGTGGAAAAATACTTCTTTATCCGTTGTACCTACCGCAGAATTGTAAGAAGTTTGAAGTAAGAGGTGAAATATATGCCGGTGAATAGTAAGCAGAAAGGCGCTAGGTTTGAAAGATACCTGGCAAGTATTTTCAGAGATTTTGGATATAACAAAGCAAGAAGAACAGCACAGTATTGTGGAAATACCGGTGATGCATCGGATGTGGTAGGGTTGCCATATATTCATGTGGAAGCTAAACATCAGGAACAGATGAGATTGTATGACTGGATGGATCAGGCGAAGAGAGATGCAGCTGCAACTGATAAATTTTTGTTGCCTGCAGTCTTTCACAAGAAGAATAATCACAATATTTTAGTTACCATGGAATTGGAAGACTGGATGCAGATATACCGGGAATATGAATCCGGAATGTCATTAGATTATTCAGGCAAGGATGTGGCGCAGGACGGACATGAAGAAGTAATGCAGTCAGCAACGTAAGGAAGGCAGGAGAAAAATGGCAGATGTGAAGTGGATTAAGATTAGTACATATATGTTTGATAACAGGAAAATCAAGCATTTAAGAAGGCTTCCTGACGGGGATAACATTGTTCTTATCTGGGTGATGCTTCTGACAATTGCTGGAAGATGTAATGCGAATGGAAAGGTATTTTTGACTGAAGATATCCCATATACATCGAAGATGCTGGCAGAGGAACTTAATTTTGAAGAAGGTACGATACAGCTTGCGTTAAGTTCCATGGAAGAGCTTGGAATGATCGTCAATGATAATGATTTTCTCTATATAACGGGATGGGAAGAACATCAAAATGTAGAGGGAATGGATAAGATACGAGAACAAAATCGATTAAGAAAACAGCGTCAGAGAGAGCGAGAAAAAGAGCTTAATTGTGACGGGAACGTGACATCACGTGACAGTCACGCAATAGAAGAAGATAAGAATAAGAATAAGATAAAGAATATAGATACTATAGAGTACAACAAAATAATGCAGTTGTACAATACTTTGTGTCCTTCCCTTCCTTCTGTCAGATCACTTTCTGAATCTCGTAAAAAAGCAATTAGAGCAAGAATGCATACTTACACAGTTGATGATTTTAAGGAGCTGTTTGAGAAAGCGGAAGCGTCTGACTTTCTAAAAGGTGCGAATGATCGGAACTGGTCAGCTACATTTGACTGGTTGATCAAAGATGCCAATATGGCAAAGGTACTAGATGGAAACTATAACAAGAAAAAGAAGAATGGATTCGATAATTATACCGGAAGGAATTACGATATGGCGAATTTAGAAAAGCGTCTTGTGGAAGGTGGGATAAATCATGAGTAGAAATAAGAGTGTAAAACAGAGATTAGATGGGGAACAGCATTATGATGAGCTTGAATCAGATATTGATGAAAAGGCAAGTGAGAGATTCCATACACCGCCAGCTTATCAGAGCTATGAGGTTACTGATTTTTTGAAGAAAATCGGGATAAATGTAACAGGGGGAATCGAACAATGATAAGCGAAGCAAAAAGAAATGGATCAGGATATTATGATCCGACTGCATATATGGCAATGATGAATGTCAGAAAAGAAGGAGAAAATAAAATGGAAGTATACAGAGGAGATATATTTTACGTAAAAAGCAATAGAAAAGACACAGTGAAGGAAACTACAGGATCGCCAGCCGTTGTCGTATCAAATAACAAAGGAAATGAGAATTCAAATTTTGTTGAGATTGTGTATTTGACAGCAGATGAAAGAAATTTAATTCCTACACATGTGAACATAATGTGCAAAGTTCCATCAGTTGCATTGTGTGAGCGTATTTCCAATGTGTCAAAGGACAGACTGGAAGAGTATATCAGATCATGTACTGACGATGAGATGCGGAGAATTGATGAGGCTCTTATGCTTTCGCTTGGTGTAGAAGTATCAGGTGGAAATACTACTGAAGAAGCAGAAGAGACAATAAATGCATTGAAACTGGAATTAGTCGAAACTAAGAAAATAGGTGAAGAGTTAAAGCGTAAGCTCAAAGAGGAAGTTGACAAGCGAGAAGCCATGAAAAAAGCAATGAACACCTATGAAAAGAATACAGAGGATGCAAGCGATATTGTAGACGGCCGGATTAAAGCTGCTGCTGAAAGGGACGTATACAAAGAATTGTACATGTATCTGCTTGATAGAGCGATAAGCGCATAGATGAATGGAAAGATAAGAAAACGAAGGGAGTGGATACCGGTGGAGCAGAGACTGGAAGAAAACAATATCAAGAATGAGAACAACCGGAAGAAGGAGTACCTGAGAGGATACAGATCCAGTAGAAGACGTATTAATCGTATCGATGATGAAATTATTGAACTGAAAGAATTGGCTGCATCAGTGAAAGCAATTGATTATTCAGGTATGCCGCATGGTAGTGGAAACCAGAAGGATCTATCTGATGAGCTGGCAAGGATTGATTCGTTGGTAGAGAAGCTTGGAGCAGAAAAGGAAAGCTGTATTGAAGCATATGTTTCTATCGAAAAACAGATCCAGCAGATAAAGAATGAAGATGAGAACGATGTGCTGTTCTACCGATACATAAAAGGATTACGTTGGTGGGAAATATCAGAAAAGATGGATTGTTCTGAAAGATGGGTTCATAAATTGCATGGTAGGGCGTTAGGGCATTTAAAATATCCAGAATAGTTCATTGCAGTTCAGTATGTAAGTCTGGTATCCTTATACTGGAATTGATGAACAGATATTAAATCATTCGATTAGTTCCATCATAACATAATAAAACCGAGAGAAGGCACCCTGTAGCGGGGTGCCTTTTGCGTTGAAAAAATGGGAGGTGAGTCTGAGTGACCAGAAAACAGGATAGGTTCGTGAAAGAATACCTGATTGATTTGAACGCCACTCAGGCTGCAATCAGAGCGGGGTATTCACCGAAGACAGCAAATGAACAAGGAGCGCGATTGTTAGCGAATGTTAGTGTTCAGGAAGCAATTGCAAAAGCAATGGCCGAGAGATCGAAGAGAACAGGTATTAGTCAGGACCGAGTGATTCAGGAACTGGCACGAATAGCATTTGTGAATCCACAGAATGTAATCAATCCCAAAGATGCATCAGTAAAAGCAGATGCGACAGAAGATGATCTGGCGTGCATCCAGTCTGTAAAAGTTAAGACAATGGACGGAGCAAAGGGAAAATCGGTCGAAAGAGAAGTTCGTTTGAATGACAAGATGAAAGCTTTGGAGTTACTTGGTAAACATCTTGGAATGTTCAAGGACAAGCTGGAAGTTGATGCCGATATGGACCTGAACATCACGATTGATTATGGAGATAATGACAATGAAGAAAGTTAATATTTTAGGAACGTTATATAAGATATATTTTGATGCGCCAGATGAAAAACTTCCAGAGGGTTGTGATGGATGTATGGATCAGAGTATTCATCAGATTAGGATTGCGAAGTTAGAATCCAGTAGAAACTCTTTAATGAATTTGAAAGAGTACAAGAAGAAGGTACTCAGGCATGAAATTATTCACGCGTTTCTGTACGAGTCTGGATTATGGAATAACAGTGGCGGTGCCGAAAGCTGGGGACGGAACGAGGAGATTACAGACTGGATTGCTATTCAGTCACCGAAACTTTTCAAAGCCTTTAAAGAAGCTGATTGCCTGTGAAAATAAATGTTCAAGCTAATCAATGCTTTAAAGAGGTTGACCGCAGTAAAAAACGCTACATCGTGATGAAAGGTTCTGCCGGATCCGGAAAGAGCGTGGATACAGCGCAGAATTACATCCTGAGACTAATGAGAGACAAAGGAAGAAACCTTGTAGCAATGCGAAAGTCTGATATCACCAATCGAGACAGTACATTCGCAGAACTAACCGGTTCTTTGTACAAGATGTTTGGGGATAAAGCTGATGCTTATTGGAAGATTAACACAAGTCCATTAATGCTTACATGCAGACATAATGGCAACCAGATTATATTCAGGGGAATGAATGATGATAGACAACGTGAGAAGTTGAAATCTATTACATTTCCAAAGGGCAAGCTTACGGACGTGTGGCTGGAAGAAGCTACAGAATTCACGCAAGCAGATCTGGAAATTATCGATGACCGTTTGCGTGGTGAGCTTCCACCAGATCAATTTTATCAGATCAGAATGACCTTCAACCCGGTGAATAAGAATCACTGGATCAAGAAGGTCTTTTTTGATATCCCGGACACGAATGTACTTACCCATCATTCGACCTATCTCGGTAATCGGTTCATTGATAATGCGTACCGTGAACGAATGGAACGTAGAAAGATTGTGGATCCAGAAGGCTATCAGATCTATGGTCTTGGAGAATGGGGTGAGATTGGTGGATTGATTCTTCACAACTGGGAAGTCCGGGAAGTATCACAAAATCTCAACAATTACGATGATGTAGCTATTGGACAAGACTTTGGGTTCAACCATGCGGACGCAATATTGCTGGTTGGTATCAAAGATGAACATATCTATATCATCGATGAAATATATGAGCATGAGAAAGAAACCGCTGAGATCATACCAATAGCCATACAGCATGGCATACCTGCGAAGAAAATAATGTGGTGTGATAGTGCTGAACCAGATAGAATCCAGGAATGGAACAAGGCTGGATACAGGGCAAGAGGTGTTGACAAAGGCGGTTCAAAAGGCTCGGTAAATGCACAAATCGATTGGCTGAAAGGCTCGGTCGGTAAGGACCATACTATCAAACGCAGGATTTATGTTGCCCCTCACTGTGTCAACACGATCAAGGAACTACAGCAATGGAAGTGGAAGAAGGATGAAAGAACGGGTGAATACCTGGATGATCCGGTTCCGGTTATGGATGATGCAATGGCAGCACTGAGATATGCAATAGAAGGATGGCGTAAGGCTAGTAGATGGCTGATGTAAAAAGAATAATGACAATTGACGGACGGCGTGCACAGCACCAGCGGTTTTCAGAGTCTTAGGGCGGGCTCAATCTTTTTCCGTTAAGAAACTTGCATCGTCGCGGATGCAACCTCCTTTCACGGTCACAACTGGTGGTCGGTTATGGTGCTGGCAGGACTGTCATTTAGATAAATACAGGGCTTATAGCTCAGTGGTAGAGCAGTGGTCTTTTAAGCCATGTGTCACAGGTTCGATTCCTGTTAAGTCCTATTGATTAATCGAAGAAGGAAGGTGTAAAGGTTGCTGAGTGTATCAGAGGTACAGAAATTTATAGATAATGATATTGTATCAGAGAAGAAAAAGTTTGCCGGTGTTGGTCAAAGATACTACGAAGGCGAACACGACATAAGAAAATATAGATTATTCTACTACAATGCTGATGGAAAACTGATAGAAGACAAGGTGCGGTCGAATGTTAAGATCAGTCACCCGTTCTTTACTGAGCTTTCGGATCAACTGTCAGCCTATATGCTTTCGTTTGATGAAAACCCAATGGTTGCCAAGGATACGGCGGAAGGGTTACAGGAGCATCTGGATAACTATTTTGATGATGAGTTCTGGTCAGAGATTGGCGATGTGATCACAGGATCATACACGAAGGGATTCGAGTATCTGTTCGCATATAAGAATGCAGATGACCGGCTTACATTTATGTGTGCAGACAGCATGGGCGTAGTAGAGTGCAGAGAAAAGGATACTTCAGATCATAAGCGATACATTATATATCACTATGTGGATCGTATAGAACAGGGAAAGAAAGTAATCCGAAAGATTCAGGTATGGTCTGAAACAGAAACATTTTATTATATTCAGGATGGTTTGAATGGAAAGATTGTTCAGGATGAATCTGAACCGGTGAATCCAAGACCACACATCGTATTTACTGATCAGAAGACAGGTAAGAAGATGGGGTGTTCGCTGGGATATATCCCGTTCTGGCGATTGGATTACAACAAAAAGCAGTTTAGTGGATTGAAACCAATCAAGGGCCTGATAGATGATTATGACATCATGCAATGTGGGTTATCCAACAATCTAAAGGATTTTGATACACCGCTGTATGTGGTGAAAGGATTCCAGGGTGACAACCTGGATGAATTGCAACAGAACCTGAAAACCAAGAAGATAGTTGGAACAGATTCGGAAGGGGACGTAGAAGTCAGAACAGTTGACATTCCGTATCAGGCACGTAAGGCGAAAGCCGATGAGGATGAAAAGAACATATACCGGTTCGGTATGGGATTCAATTCATCACAGGTCGGAGATGGAAATGTAACAAACATAGTGATCAAAAGCAGATATGCATTACTGGATCTGAAAGCGAATAAGCTTGAAAGAAGATTAAAAAAAATGTTGAAACAGCTGCTGAAGGTTGTTCTGGATGAAATCAATCAGCAGAACGGGACAGGCTATCAGATTTCAGATGTCAAGTTCGAATTCACACGATCAATCATGATGAACGAATCGGAGAATATAGCGAATGAAAAGACAGAAGCAGATACTCAGCAGGTAAAGATTAACACCATACTAAATATGGCTGCACAGATTGGTGACGAGCAGACGCTTAAAGCATTATGTGACGTTATGGACTGGGATTTTGATGAGTTGAAAGAACAGATGAAGAATGCAGATAGCAGTACAGAACAGGATGCAAGAACAGCATTAGGTGCTATTGTACCGGATGATCCTGACAATCCAGATGATGAACCAGTCGAGGAATAGGTGATAGGCTATGAAGTACCGTGAGAAGATTGTTCAGATAGAGTTTCTTGATGATGAGGAACGTGTGATCAGACGGCTACAGGCTGTATATAATCAATCTCTAAAAGATATTACACAGAAGGCTAATGCTCTTCAGGAAGAAATCTATAAGATACAGGATAAATATAATTCTATTGAGGATGAACAGGAACGGGAAACGCTAAAGAGCATGGAACGTTCTAAGGTGTACCAGAAGCAGTATCAGGATGCACTTAAGGCACAAGTGAACAGTATCCTGGATAAGATGCACCGAAAGGAATTTAAGACGGTTAATAAGTACTTAAATGACTGCTATGACAAGGCATTTACCGGGAATATGTATGTATTACACGGCGAAGGGATTCCTTTGATCGTTCCGATAGATCAGGAAAAAGTTGTCCGGGCGGTACAGGTTAATAGTAAGATCAGCAAGGGATTGTACTCACGATTAGGCGAGGATGTAGATCTTCTGAAGCGGAAGATTACAGCACAGATCAGCCGCGGGGTTGCTACTGGCATGAGTTACTCACAGATGGCTCAGCAGTTGGCCGGATATACCAAGATTGGTTATAACAATGCTGTCAGGATTACAAGAACGGAAGGACATAGAATACAGCAAGAATCCACTATGGATGCCTGTTATGCTGCAAGAGAGCGCGGAGCGGATGTTGTGAAGCAGTGGGATGCCACAATGGATGCCAATACCAGAGAATCACATCAGATGGTTGATGGTGAAATCAGGGCACTGGACGAGAAATTCAGCAATGGATTGATGTATCCGGGAGATCCGTCAGGAAATGCAGCGGAAGTAATCAATTGCAGATGCATACTTTTGCAGCGTGCAAAATGGGCATTGGATCAAAAAGAACTGGATCGGTTGAAAGAAAGAGCTTCTTTTTACGGATTGGATAAAACAAAGAGTTTTGATGAATTCAATAAAAAATATATAGGAACTGTGGAAAATTCTAAAGGCAACAAAATAAAGATGGATTTGCAATTTTTTGCGAAAATCCCAGATGAGAAGTTAACGGAATATGCATTAAATTTTGAACATCCTACAGGTAAAGAAAAAGCAAAAGCTTTTAAAGAAGCACTGGGATATACAAAAGAAAGTTATACAGACTTAAAAACGAAAATACTTGATTCTTTTGATGAAAAAGAGTTAGTATATAAGAGAGAAGACAAATACGGAAAGCGCTATGAGCAGATTATGCAGATAACAGGACCGAATGGAAAAACAGCAAATGTATTAACAGCATGGATTAAAGATAACGACAACGCTGAACCAAGGCTAACATCGATTTATGTAGACAAGAGGTGAGAACTATGAAACAATATGATGTAGTTAAATTAAAGGATGGACGAATAGGAACCATAGTTGAACTTTTTGAAGATGCTTGCGAAGTTGACATTGGTGATTCTCCTACTAACTGGGAAACAATTACTGTTGATAAGAAAGATATTGAAAAAGTATTATAGATACCACTGATCAGAAATGGTTAGTGGTATTTTTGTACCCATTTTTAAGAAAGAGGTGAGAATATGGCAACATCGAGCATTAATATCATGATTGTTTGTGTCGCATTAATTATTCTATGCAAATTTTGCTGATAAGGCGGTGATCCAATTATCTCCCAACTATGGGTGAAATAGTGGGTGGCGGGTGGCAAGGACAAGGATATATTGATTTAAGGCATCGAAGGATGTCTTTTTTTAATGCCATTTCATCCACAGGGATGTAAAACACTATTCCGCAGATCATGGACGAGACATGTAAAAAGCGTAAGAAAGGGGAAATACAAAATGACATTAGAAGAATTATTAAAAAAGCAGGGGTTATCGGATGAACAGATTAAGGCGATTACAGCAGGCATGAAAGAGAATAAGATTTACACTGCCAGTGAGGAAAATCTGGATATTCGATACGGAAAACTGAAGACAGACTACGACAACCTGACAACTCAGCATGGAGAATCAACGAAATTGATTGAACAGCTGAAGGCAGGAACAAAAGATAGCGATAAGCTTCAGGAAAAGATTACAGCATATGAAACACAGGTAGCAACACTGCAGAAAGAACTTGATAATACAAGGCTTGAATCTGCTATCAAGGTTGCACTTATGGATGCAAAGACAGATGATGTCGGCTATATGGCATTCAAGCTTAAAGAAGGCGGATCACTGGAACTTGATGATGATGGAAATATTAAGGGGATTGATGAGAAGATTTCTAACTTAAAGACTCAGTTTCCAAGTCATTTTGATTCGGAAAATAATCCGGGACCAAGAGAGATTGATCCGAAACCGCTTCCAGAGGGTGATCACAATAATGATGTACAGCCGAAGAATCTGGCTGATGCGCTTCGTATGCAGTATGAAGAAAATGAAAAATAGAAAGGTTAAAATGGTGAAAGTCAATGGCACTTATGCTGAATGATATGAAAGAAGGCGTATCTGATAAGGTAGCCGAGAAGGTAGTAGATACTTTCTTAAGAGAATCAGAAATCTTACAGATGTTACCGTTTGATAATACAGTAAGTCCGCAGGGCGGATCTACACTCACATATAGCTATATGCAGAAACAGATTCCATCAACAGCTGCATTTCGTAAATTAAATGCGGAATATGCAGACAGTGAAGCAAAACTTGTAAAGAAATCAGCCGACTTGAAAATCTTTGGTGGAAAATTCAAAATGGATCGTGTCCTCAAACAGGCGGAAAACAAGTTTAACAATATGGCATTCCAGATGGAAGAGAAGATAGCAGCTGCAGTTTCCCTGTTCCATTACACACTAGTTAATGGAGATTCAACAACTCAGACAGATTCGTTTGATGGACTTGACAAGATGCTTGCAGGTACTACATCAGAATTTAATAGCAAAGCGGTTATTGATATCTCTGACATTACAAAAATGAAAGCAAACGCTGATCAGTTATATGAAGCATTACAGATTCTTATTCGTGAAACAGATGCAGATGCACTTCTGATGAATACCAACATGATTTCTAAAGTGCAGACAATGGCTCGTATACTGGGATATCGAACAGAAACAGAGGAAGCATTTGGAAAGAAGGTTACCTCATTAGATGGTGTTAGATTTATGGATTTAAAGAATCATTATACAGTAACTGGCGGAACAACTGTTACAGCAAATGCGTGCGTTAAGGACGGAATTTCCAGAACTTTATCTGATTCATCTGCGACTACAGGTCTGACAGACATCTATGCTGTTAAGTTTGATGTAAATGACGGATTCCATGCTGCTACTATTACAGGAAGCTCAGCTATCAGTCAGTACCTTCCAGACTTTAATCAGCCAGGAGCTGTAAAAGACGGCGAAGTAGAAATGGTTGCGGCAACAGTTCTGAAGAATACAAAACATGCGGGTGTTCTAAGAAATGTCAAGATTGCGTAATTGAAAGGAGAAACAGACATGGCAGGAAAGAAAAAAGAAGAATTAAAAACATACAAGGTTACGGTAAATGGAAATCCGGGATATTGCGGAGAAGGTGCCGGTGGTGCACAGTTCGCACACGGAGAAGCATTGATCACAAGTGAGCGCCTTGCTAAATGGTTTGGCGAACATGAAGGATATACTGTTACCGAAATCAAAACAGATTCGGATGATGGAACACCGGGAGAACAGTAGGAAGGCGGTGCAGTTATGATCCTGTCGGTAGAAAGGGCAAAATGGTTAATCGACTTTAAGGACTGGCCAATAGAGCGGATTGAACAGAAGCTAAAAGCAATCGAGCAAACCATCCGCTCTTATACGAACAACAACTTCCAGAATAGAAAGATTCGATCAGCAGGTGTTGTATCATCGTCGAAACTAAATGTAATAAATAAACTTTATGGATTGTCGATTGGAGATACAGTACAAATAACGGAAAGTATGTTCAATGACGGATTATATACAGTAAAAGGAATAGAAGAGAACGCGATTGTACTGGATAAAGAGTTAATCGATGAATGCTATGTACTGATCACAAAAGTAGAGTATCCAGATGATGTGATCGAGTGCTGTATTAATCTGTGCGAATGGGAAGTAAAGAACCGTGGAAAAGTCGGAATAAAGGCAGAAACATTGTCTCGCCATTCGGTTACATACTTTGATCAGGACGCATCCAATCAGATGAATGGCTACCCAGTAAGTCTGTTAGGCTGTCTGAAACCGTATAGAAAGGCAAGGTGTTGATTGTGTCTGATATTGGTGGAAACACAACAGCAATCTTACAGGTGCAGAGCGAAAATGGTGTTGATGAAATCGGCAATCCGGTAATTAGCTGGGAAGACGCAGGCTCCTATCCGGGATGGCTTGATTTAGTATCTGGAAACTCACCCGTCCAGAACTATAATGCCAAGATATCAGAGTCCAGTCATTACTATATTACTGATTATTATCGGGCGCTTGCCAATCAGGATCCTGAGGTGTGTAAAATGCTGATAGATGGAAAAATCTATGATGTACAGTGGATTGATGATCCGATGGGAATGCATGAACATCTGGAAATTTACTTGAAAGCTGTAGGAGGTGTTGGGAGTGGCACAGATTGAGTTTGAAGACAATACAGAACAGATCATTGAAGAAATGCAATTAAAGGCTATTGCATGGCTGGAAGAAGCTGGTGGAGAGATTAAGTCTCAGGCTGCTTCCAATTCCAGACGTGCAAGCGGAGAGACTGCGGGAAGCTTTCGGCATGAAGTAGATACCGAAAACATGGTGTGTGCTATCGGCTCAGATCTTGAAAATGCATTATGGGAAGAATTTGGTACTGGTGAATATGCATTGAATGGTGATGGCCGCTCCGGTGCTTGGTACGTGCCGGTTAAATCGTATACTGGAAAAAGGAAACCGACCTATAACGGAAAAGTAGTAATCGTGCACGGAAAAAACGGTGTGGATTTCTACAAGACCAATGGCAAGCGTGGAACAAGAGCATTGTTTAATGCGTTCAATTCGCTAAAAGGACCAGTACAGAATAAGGCACAAATGAATTTTAAGGATTTAGGTGATTAGTATGACGCAAGAGATATTAAGACACATGAATCTTAAATTAAAAGAATTGCTTCCATATCAGTTCTATGAATGGAGGACAAAAGCAGAATATCCCTACTGGATAGGGGAATATTCGGAAACTTCAGATACATCTGAGGATGGATCGGGCGAAGATGTAATGATGATAACAGGAACAACAAAAGGCAGCGTGATGGACCTTGAGAATGGAAAGGAAATGCTTCAAAAGGCATTTCCTACACTTTCAGGTTATCACGCTGTTCTTGATTCTGGAACACATATTATTGCGTATTACGACACTTCAACAATGATCCCGACAGATGGAAACGATATAAATAGGATACAGGTTAATTTAAAGATCAAAAGTTGGAAGGTGAACGAATAATGGCAAATGAATGGACAAATTGGAAAGAACATGGAATCACCAAAGATACACCAGATTCTATTCTGTTTGGTGCTGGAACAATCCATCAGGGATTAACGTTTTCTGGTGACAAATGGAATTTTGCAGAATCAATCATAGGAGCAACTAATGGTGGATCGAAAGTGTCTATGAAACCTGAAGTACAGGATATTGAAGTAGATGGAAAAATGATCAAAGCAAAGGGACTGATGATGAAGGTTGGAGAAACAGCAACAATGGAAATCAACTTTGCGGAGATCAGCCCGGAAATTATCAAGAAGGGCTTGATCGCCCAGGAAGGAAATTCGACAGCAACCGGATATAAAGTTATTGAAAGTAAACCGGATATCGAAGCAGGTGACTATTTTGAAAACTTTGCGTTTGTTGGACGAACCGTATCAAAAAAACCAATTATTGTTATTTTTGATGATGCCCTGTGTACATCTGGTTTTGAACTGGATGCAAAAAATAAATCTCAGTCTTCACCAACAGTGACGGTTGAATGCGTGGGTGATGTTAACAAAGATGAAGCGTTAAAGGTACTTCCGTACCACATCTATTACCCAGATCCGACAGCTAGTCAGTCGGAAGATGTATTTGGCAAAGCTGTTGTTGATGGACCAGAAGAAAACGAAGAATAACAGAAGGTAAAAAGTAACGAAAGGAAGGATTGTAATGGTAGAAAGAAATTATGAATTAAGAAAATTATGTGCTGATGATATTTTCCCGATGGTCAATATTATTTCAAAAATCGGTATTGAAAATATGGCAGACTGCTTCGATGCAAAAGAAATGGCAGACATCATGAACAGTGTAGATTCAACTTTAGATGAAGCAGATGGAAAAGAAAGCTCAGATAATGCGATGGCTGATGTACTTACAAAGCAGATTGGTATCAAAGTAATTATGAAACTGGTTGGGCTGCTCTTGAAGAATCTTGGAAAAATTAAGATAGAACTGTATCAGTTTCTTGCCGGTCTGTCTGGAATGACTGAAAAAGAGATCGCTGCTCTGCCACTGGGAACATTTACACAGATGATTGTAGATGTTTTCAAAAAAGAAGAGTTCTCCGATTTTTTTCAGGTTGTATCAGGATTGCTCAAATAGGGCAGTTTCAATTTCTGGATCAGCTGTTTAAGCGCTATCATGATCCGCTGCGATTGGTAAGTTGGTATATTCAATCATGCAGTTTCTTACAATTTGTAGGAGATTTTTCAGAGGCATACAACAAAGAACTGCGTTGGGAAGTGTACCTGCATAAAGTATGGGACAAGACTTTTGAAGAGTATGAAGAAGGCGTAAACGAAGAAGTTCAGCGGATTGAAACATCTCACATGAGTGAAACTGAACAGGAAAATGTTATTGCTGATAGTATGTCCATATTACAATCTTTCCAGCCTTCAGAATAGGAGGTATAGATGGATTTATTTAAGCTTGTCGGTACGATTGCGATTGATACTGCAAATGCAGAAAAATCGTTAAATGATGTACATAAACAAGTCGCTGATACCGAAAAGGCAGTGTCGGAAGGCTGCGATAAAGTGAAACAGTCTTCCGAAAAAGCTGGAAATAGTGCCACGAAAGCTGGAAAGACAGCGGAAGAAGCTGGAAAAAAAGCAAAAAAAGCCGGTGAAGATGCCGGAAAAGGTGGCCGAGAATCCGAAAAGAGTGGCAATAAATGGGCTGAATTCGGTAAGAAGATAGAAAAGGCCGGAACAAAGGTCACGGGAATCGGGAAGAAAATAGAAAAAGCCGGTGATGCAGTAGGTAAAGTCGGAAAGAAATTCGCTCCGCTGTCCGCCGCTGCAGCCGGAACATTGACTGCGGTAACAAAGGGCGCATCTGATTTTCAGAATGGTATGGCAAAGATGTCAACCTTATTTGATACGTCACAGGTATCCGTTCAGAAATTATCCAAAGAATTCCTGAATCTATCGAATGAAACAGGAAAAAGCGCAGTAGAACTTACGGAAGCTGGCTATCAGGCGTTGTCAGCGTCTGTACCAGTTGAAAAGCTGGGAGGTTTTATCCGTACATCTGCTAACATGGCAAAAGTTGGATTTACGGATACTGCAACATCTGTGGATCTGTTGTCTACAGCTGTAAATGCTTATGGTTTAGAAGCTGATCAGGCGGACAGCATAGCAAACAAGCTCGTAAATACACAGAATCTTGGTAAAACATCTGTAAATGAATTGGCGTCAAGTATGGGTAAAGTTATCCCGACGGCTGCCGGTATGAATGTTAATCTGGATCAGCTGTGCACGATGTATACCCTTATGACTAAACAGGGTATTGCCACGGCGGAATCTACCACATACATGAACAGTATGTTGAATGAACTTGGTGATTCTGGTACGGATGTAGGAAAGGTCCTGAAAGAAAAGACTGGAAAATCATTCCAGGATCTGATGAAGGACGGAAAGACAACTGGCGATGCACTGAAAATCTTAAAAGACTACTCAAAAGAGACAGGAACAGCATTCAATGAATTATGGAGCAGTCAGGAAGCCGGAAAGGCTGCTATGGCACTCTTAAATGATTCGGCCGGTGATTTCAATGAAACAATGGGATCAATGGCTAATGTAGCTGATCTGGTTGGACAAGGTCTTGAAAAGATGAATACGCCGTCAGCAAAAATGGCGAAGGCTCTCAACCGGATTAAAAATAGTGGTATTGAATTGGGTTCCGTATTGCTTACTACTGTAGCACCTTATATTGAGCAGTTCACTAAAAAAGTAGAAGAACTTACAGAAAAATTTAATAAGATGCCGGATAGTCAGAAAAAAATGGTTCTGGTTATGCTTGCAGTTGTTGCTTCGATTAGTCCCGTTCTTGCTATAATGGGGAAATTAATCAAGGTGTTTGCAGATGGACCTATAGCCGTAGGAAACCTAATGAAAGGATTCGGCAAGCTTCAGACAGCAATCGCAGGCATAAACGCCCCTGTGGTGGCGATCGTTGCCGTGATAGCGGTTCTGGTTGCTGCATTTACACATTTGTGGAATACGAATGAAAACTTCAGGAATAACATGATTGCAATCTGGGATCAGATACGAGACAAGATTTCATCATTCGTTGACAATGTAAAAGAAAGATTTGCAGGTCTGAATATTTCTTTTGCAGATATAGTAAGTGCCCTGAAAGCTATATGGGATGGGTTCTGTGAAATCTTAGCACCGGTGTTCGAAGGTGCTTTTGCTGCATTGGCTGATACCATTACAACAGTATGTGATGTTCTGATAGGTATATTAGATACATTCATAGGGCTGTTTACTGGAAACTGGGAACAGTGCTGGACTGGAATACAGGAAGTATTCGGTGGAATATGGGAAGGCATAAAGGCGGTACTTACAGATGTATTAGAATCATTAAAGGGAGTGCTAGATACATTTCTCGGATGGTTCGGAACAGATCTTGATACTGCTTGGGCGGATATTACAGCGACAGTTGAATCGGTATGGAACGGCATAACTGATTTCTTTACTTCTGTTTGGGAAGGCATAAAGAATGTATTTGAAACCGTAGTGAATGGGATTAGCGACTTCCTGACGAGCGCCTGGGAAAGCATCACATCGTCAATCCAGAATGTCTGGGATGGAATTGTAAATACGGTTTCGGCGGTATGGGAAACAATAAAGAATGTGGTGCAAGTTGGCATCATGTTTGTTGGTGAAATCATTTCAGCTGCAATCCAAATCATTACTATCCCGTGGATGTTCATATGGGAGAACTGCAAAGAGTATATTACGGCAGCATGGGAATTCATAAAAAATGCTGTTTCAACAGCACTTGAATCAATTTCCAATACTATAAGCGATATATGGAATGCAATCGTTGGATTTATCTCACCGATTTTAGAGACCTTAAAAAATGTATTTGTTACAATATGGCAGGCCATAGAGACAGAAGTAGCAAATTCAATTAATAGAATGGTTTCGATTATTACAACGGTATGGTCTGCCGTCAGCGGAACAATCAGTGCGATATTATCAGTAATTGCAAGCATATTTTCTACGGTATGGAACGGAATAACATCTGTTGTATCGAGTGTATTAAGTACGATCCAGAGTGTTGTATCAAGTGTATTAAGTGCAATGCGAGGTGTTGTATCTTCAGTTTTAAATGCGATTTTAAGTACTGTTAAAAGCATAATGAATTCTATAAAAAGCACAATGACGAGTGTATGGAATGGGATAAAGAGCGTTGTATCAAGTGCGATTAACGGAATCAAGTCTGTTATATCATCCGGGCTTCATGTTGCAGGTTCGGTTGTATCTAGCGTGCTCAGTGGTATCAAGAGCAAGTTTAGTAGTGTATGGAATGGGATAAAGAGCGTTGTGAGCAGTGCAATCAATCACATCAAGAGCGCCATGAACTTTAGCTGGTCACTCCCAAAGCTAAAATTGCCACATCCGAAAATCAAAGGGAAATTTAGTCTTGATCCACCATCTGTGCCGCATTTCTCTATTGACTGGTATGCTAAGGCTATGGATGCCGGAATGATTATGAATAGGCCTACAGTATTTGGCTATGATGCGGTATCAAATAAGCTTATGGCTGGCGGAGAAGCTGGAAGCGAGACAGTAGTTGGAACGCAGAGTCTGATGAACATGATACAGGATGCTGTAAATAACAGCGGAAACAGGGATGATGGAGCAATTCAGGCATTACTGGAAGCCATCTATAATTGGATGCGTAACGGCGGACTGTACAAACTTATGATCGACGTTCTGACAAATGGAGTAGAACTTGAATTTGATAACAGAGAAATTGCAAGGTTGGTGAAAAAATATGCTTGATACAGCAAAGTATGTGAATCACCTGAATCAGAGTATTGACTTTGGTTCAGGTGGCATTTTTATTACAGATTCTGAGCTTAGAGATTATGAATGGAAATATGATACGGATTATGATGAGATAACCAACTTCCGTAAGGGCGTTAAAGAGAAGAAGATGAAAATAATCATATCAGCAGCTACAGAAGAAGAAGGGATCGCAAAAAGAAATGCAGTCTTCCGGATTTTCGAAGCGGATATCCTTGCAAACCAGGCAGGAAGGTTGTATCAGGATGGATACTATCTTAATTGCTATATTACAGCATCAAAAAAAGCTAACTGGTATATTGCAAAGCGATATATTGAAATCGAAGTCACTATTGCAACTGATCAGCCGGACTGGGTACAGGAAAAAGAATTTAATTTTCTTAAAACAGAAGGTAAAACTGTTGAGATGGATGATTTAAAAAAGTATCCCTATAAATATGGGTATTATTATCTGAATCAGGTGTCATCCTCTGCAATCAATAATGTAAGTATTATTGAATCTGATTTTGTGCTGCGAATATACGGTCCCGTGTCAAAACCACTTGTGAAGATTGGCGATAATACCTATCAAGTGAATGTTTCCTTGAATGCTGGTGAACGACTAGAAATTGATTCCAGAAAAAGGACAGTAAGCCTGATACACACTGACGGGTATACGGAAAATGTTCTTTGGTCTGCCGCAAAAGAATATTACATCTTTGAGAAAATTGTACCCGGCACACAGATTATTGCGTGGGATGGTAGTTTCTCGTTCGACTTAATTTTGATTGATAAAAGGAGTGAACCGTTGTGGAAGTAATGTATACAGACGTAAACAGGCTTCCACAAGGGAGCCTTGAAAAGTATTCGATTGATTTAGAACTCGGAGGTGACAATGACTTTGAGCTTCAGATGAACGTAAAAAATCATTGCATGAGTGCCGGATGCATCTGGTATGTAAAAGATGAGGAATATGGCGGGATTGTGGATGATGTAAAAGTTGACACAGAAAAATCCAAAGTATATTATTCCGGAAGAAGTTGGCGTGGCGTTCTGGAAAAGAAAGTGATCAGACCGGACACCGGAAAGGATTACCTTGTGGTATCCGGAGATGCAAATGATATCCTTGCGTTGCTGATAAAGCGGTGTGATCTGGTAGATCTGTTTGCTGTTCCTGGAACATCTTCCGGAATACAGATAAGCAGCTATCAATTTCCGAGGTACATTGATGCTTATTCCGGCATTGTAAAAATGTTGTCCTCGGTGAGTGCAAAGCTGAAAATCGTCTACAACGACAAGGATTCTTGTGTGAATATATCAGCGGTTCCAATAAGTGATCTGTCAGAGAAATATGAGTATTCCGATGACTACGGAATGAAAATCATAATTGAAAAGAAAACCGGATGGGTAAACCATCTGATCTGTCTCGGAGCTGGCGAGTTGGCAGCCAGAACGGTGATTGATCTGTATGTAGGTAAGAATGGTGAGATAACAGAAAAGCAGGCATATTTCGGGGAATATGAAATAGCTGAAATATATGATTATGGAAACTCCGGATCCAGTTCTGAGTTGAAAGAGAAAGGAATCGAAAAACTTAAGGAATTAAAAAGTTCAGATTCGGTATCGGCATCTTTTCAGAAACTTGATGTAGATATCGGTGATATTGTTGGCGGCAGGAACCGGGCGACTGGGATAGTATTGAAGGAAACGATAACAAAAGAAATTGTAAAAATAAAAAATGGTATTGAAACGATAACATATAAGGTTGGTGAGGAATAATGGCAAATTATCTTGATACTGGAGATACGGGACGCGCAGTCAGTGCAGAAACTGACGGGGCGTTATTTGCTGGTATTTTCGGAAATGCAAAATATGTATTGGGAAATGGTAGCCAGTTCAAGGCTGAAGTACAGTCGAATAATATTGTGAAAATTTCTGATGGTGATGCGGTCATGTATGGGCGACACGTAAGAATACCAGCAAATGACAGTGCACTGGTGACAATTAACAACGGACATTCCGGCACGAACAGAATCGATCTGATCGTGTTCCGTTACACAAAAGACAGCACCGGAAAAGAAACGGTTGATCTGGCAGTGATTCAGGGAGAAGATTCTACCGGGACAGCTGCAGCACCTGCAACAATTGACGGAGATATATTAACAGGAGCGATGCAAGCGGATTTTCCATTATACAGAGTTGAACTTAATGGACTTAATATAGTTAGTGTAACAGCAATGTTTGACGTGATTGGGAACATTTCGCAGCTCACAAAGACAAATAAGGATTTGTCCAATAAGCTTGCTGAAATTAGCCAAAAAATGACTGGTAAGTATGCCTACGCATATACCACTTATCTGGATGCCGAAAAAAGTACAAAAACATCCCTGACACTTAATAGCATCAAGGCGACAGGGCATGGCAGAAAATGTATCCTAATGTGCTGGGGTGCTGTCAAAGTAACAACTTTGACAGCAAGGCTGAGCGTCTATGTCAACGGCAAAGATAGTTGTTCCGGAATAACATCATCCACAAGCTATGTGCCGGTATTTGACAGCAACATTATAACTCTTCCGGAGGGCGAAAACACGATTGAGATAAGACTGTCAGCACAAGCGAATACAGCTACTGCATATATTGGACGTTATCACAAACTTGGCTTCATTGTCGCAGAATTATAATCCTTATTTTCCGAAATAGAATATTACATAATTTATTCTAATGCTACCACTAGAAGCATTCTGATTAAACGTTGCATGCCATGCGCCGTCTAAGTAGGTACTGCCTTCTACATGCACTTTTTGAGCAAGACCATCGCCGTTAGTCATTAATACCACTGTGTTTGCATTAGAAGAGTTAGTTACGCCAAGTGCTTTATTTATCTCAGAATTAGTAAATACTTGTACAGATGTGCTAGCTTTTGCGTTTACAACCTTTGATCCGGCTATCATTTTAGTTATATTCTTATTGACTGATTTTACGGATGTTATATTTTTATTTAATTCAGCAACTTTATTGGACAAATCCTTATTTTACACAGAAAGGAGATATACATAATTATGAAAAT